GTTTGAAGAAACAATATGATCTTGACAATAAAAAAGTTCGAGTAGTTTTGAATCCACCTTCTAATTATAAAGAACAAATGGAACAGAATTTTCTTGAATCACGATATAATAATTATCAAGCATTAGCTGATAGGACAGAAATGAGTAAATATTATCTAATGAAAAAATTTCTAAAATGGACAGAAGAAGATATTCAAGAAAATATAGAAGGATTGAAAAAAGATAGAGAAAAGGGATTTGAATCATCTGAAGAAGGCGGCATGGGAGGCTATTCAGATAAAAACCTAAAAACAGATATAAAATATTTGTAAAAAATAAATAATAAACAGTATAAGTTTATGGAGGATTTTTTGATATGAATAAAGAACAAATTCGTAAAGCATTAGATCATTTCGAGAATGACGAATATACGGATGCAAAAGAAATTATCCAACAAGAGATTCGTCAATCAAGAGATGAATTTTTAGCTGGCAAACTAGAACTCGAAGCACAGAAAGAGGTTTGTGAGATGTGTGGAAAATCACATTTGCTTCCTTTCTTGTTTGCAACACCTGACCAAAAGAAGAAAAAAGGTGGCGATGTATATCCTGGTGGATTTGTCAAAACAGGACCTCATGCTATGAAAGAAGAAACAGAAGATTTTGAACTTACAGTATGTGATGAATGTAATGATTATCTCAATGAAAAATGGGAGAAGGATGTAAAAATTCAATCCACAGGCGAGCATGCAGGCAAATCAGTTGGACAAATAAAGAAAGAAATAGAAAATCTAAAAGGCAAACCAGGTAATAAAGAAAAAATGGGAGAACTTCTATTTGCTCTAAGATCCAAAACAGGATGGAAGAAAGGCGAAGGTGCAACAGACTAATGAAAAAACAACTTACAGAAAAATATCTGAATGAGATGGCTCCTAGAGGGACAGACATCAATAGAGCCAAAATGATGATATTGAATAAAATTGAATCTGTTTCCGATATTTTGATGAAAGAATTTAATGATCGACTTTTGGTGGCAAAGTTAGTTGATGCTGCCCTACAAGATATTACTAGAATGAGCTGGAGACAAAGAGTATGAATTTGAGCAAATACTTAACAGAAAAAGCATTTGGAGACTTACCTGTTGATATTGAAAATGCTAAAACAGAATTGATACAATCACTAAAAGGCAAAGTCCTTGTTCGTGATCTATCTAAAAATGAAATCAGTATTGCTACTGGTGGAAAATCTGTTAAAGTAAAAATATTAGGATACTCCAAATAAAGAGGTAAAAACATGAAACTAATAACAGAAACTTCTTATGATTTTGAATTGATTGAATCAAAATCAAAGGGTGTCAATATCGTAGGTATTTATAGTACCGCTGAACTCAAAAATAACAATAATAGAGTTTACAAAAAAGACATTCTTGAAAGAGAGATTGAAAGAGTACAAGAGAAAGTCAAAAATGGCACTCTTTGGGGTGAACTAGGTCATCCACCAAACCCTGAAGTCAACCCGGAAAGAATCGCTATTCTGACAACAGAACTTCACTGGAGAGGCAACGACCTTTATGGTAAATCTAAAGTTTTAGAAACACCTATGGGAGAGATTGCAAAGACATTAGTGAAGGAAGGCAAGATGGGAATTTCTTCTCGTGGTCTTGGTACAGTTTCAGAGGATGGTTATGTCAATGAAGATTTCAATTTGATTACTTGGGATATGGTAACAGACCCTTCTAATCATCCATCCTGGGTAAATGGTATATATGAAGATAGAGAATGGAATTTCAATAAAATAAAATCTGATCAAGAGAAAGAAGTTGAAGAAATTCTTGAAAGACTTCAAAAAATTCTAAGATGCCCTAAAAGCAGAATTGCAGAGATGATAAAATAAATGAAACAAGATATAATTGATAAATATTTGGTTACAGAAGACGCAAGAAATCCTAAACGCGGAGATAAATTTGAATATAAAGGAAAGAAACTAACTGTAACAAGAATTGGCTCTGGATTAGGTCCCGATAAATATATAACAGTACAATTTGAAAAAGAAAAGCATGCTAGAGAAATCAAAATGACAGACTTTTTCAAAGGTAATGAATTCAAATATATTTCTGAAGCAAGTGGAGCCGGTACATCATATGAATCTATGTGGAATTCATGGTGGAGCCGTGGTCTTTTTATCTACCTTAGAGATGACCAAGTATTATTTTCACATGCTTTTGATTTTCCAACAGGGCATCATATGACAGAAGAAGATAAACAAATAGCACGGGCAAGAGGCTATATTCTAATTGATTGGTAGGAGAAGAAGAAATGAAAATATTAGAAAAAATCGAAAAATATTTATCGGAAGCCAAAGGTGATGAGTTTCATAAAGGCGATATAGTAAAATGGTATAATTCTGCTGGTGGTTTCGATGAAGGCGAAATTATAGGACATTCATGGTGTGGTTGGATGATAAAAATAACAAAAGGAGCTGGCAAAGAAAAATGTAAAGAGGCAGAAGATATCTGGATGGTGAAAAAAGGACCAGGACATAAGTAGAAGATAAACAAATGGCATACGGGCGAGAGGAGAAGAAGATGGATTTATTACAGAGAATAGATGAAGCGGTCTCGGGAAAAGTAATGAGAAATATAGAATGGGAAAGATTGATGTCTGAATTTTTCCGTATGTATGATGATCTTCTTTGGATGTCAAAAGATAAAAAAAATACAAAAGCACAAATTGCTATGAGAAATGCCGAAAGTTTATTCAAAATTTTGAACACATTTTTAGAAAATTTTACAGGTATGGAAAAATTATATCTTGCGGCGGAAGAACAAAAACAAACAACATAAATACATTTTAGTTGAACTAGGAAGAACCCCGTTACTGTTCAGTTTCGGGGTTTTTTATTGGGAAAAGTGAGTATATAAGAAGTATTTCAAAAAAATAAAAATAAATAAGATAGTTGTATTATGCGCAAAATTATGTGAGGTCAGAAAAATGTTGAGAGACAATATTCTCAATAAATATAGTTTTAGAACCGTAAATGGTATCATTTATTTTTATGATGCCGCAAGAATGAAATGGCTAAGTATTCAAAAAAGTTACCTTTCATTTGGAATAAACCATAAGAATATAAATTCTTCACGTTGGCTTGCAATTCAAGGCGTCATTTATTCAAACAATTTAGGTTTCTCAATGCCTGATAATGGCACGATTACTAGGGCAATAACTCAATCAAAAGTAAATACTCAGTGTAATTTCAATATTTTTGAAGATAATTCGATAATAACAACGGTTTCACTTACAAACGAGACAGAAAAAATACATACATTAGACATTGATTACAGTATCAATTCACAATTGAGAGCATATTTGGAAATAATAACAAAGGCAGATTATCCTTTTATTGTTTTAGAATGTGCTTCAAGAATTTAGGAGGAAAATAAAAAAATGGAAATGTGGAAAGTATATGTAAAAAGATCAGTACCAAGCGCATCATATCTAATTGAAGATTTAGGTATTGATATTCCGGCTACCGGATATGTGGAGCTTTCTAATCAATTCAGTTATTCAGAAATTGCAGATTCAGATGATTTGAGAGTTTCAGTTAGTGCAGGTGTTCTTATTTTAAATAATGGAATAGATGATTTTCCTGCACCATCCGGAGCTGCTTATTTAAAAATAGATAATATTTATCATTTAGAAGGTAATTATTATTCTAAACTCGAATTACAAACTTCAGGCGAAGCACAAGTTCATTGGGATAATATAACTAATGCACCATATATTCCATCTGCTATTCCATCTGCTGCTAATACGCTGGATGATGCATATGATGAGGGTGGTCCAGGAGCTGGCCGTACAATCTATGTTGATTCCGGTTCAGTTCAGCTAACTGCATCTAATGGATATTCACCATTAGAACTAACAGAATTATCTGCTTTACCTACTGTTGATCTAGCCGGTGGCCAATTGGCCGTGAAAGATGGTATTCTTTACGCCTATGATGCCTTTCGCTCAAAATGGCTAAGTACACAAAGAATGTTTCTTGCCTTCGGTAAAGCAGGTAACGCAAAAAATCAATACCTATATCATCTTGCAGGTCCATCGAATAATTCTGGTTACAGACTTGCTAGAAACGCAACAGTTGTGTCTATTACAGCACAATTAGATTCCTCAGGTACCTGTGATATTCATATCAGAAGTAATGATTCAATCACAAACCTTATTACTTTGAGTTTGACAGCACAACTTGGTGCTCAAGATACAAATATTGATTATGATTTTACAGCAGGAGATTACCTACAAGCATATCTTGCAACAACAGGTGCTCCTTCACAAGATCCATTGACAATCATTGAGATTGCTTGGAGAGAATAAAAAATATGTAAATTGGTGTTGTTACTATGGTTTTAGGAACTACGGGTTCCAAAGTCTATGAAAACTTTACAGTAGTTGATTCTGATAATAATTTAGTAACTGGTATTCCTCCTAGTGCGTTTACGGTAGACTTGTATAATCCTTCTGGTTTTGAAGTTAGCGGAAGCATAACCGTAACTATCACAGAACTTGGAGCCGGACATTATCAATCAGATTTCACGCCTACGAGCGCAGGCACGTGGTATTTGACAGTATATCATCCATATTATTTTCCATGGGGAAAATCGGATGATATACTTGTTTATAAAAGTGATTTCAACCTTATATCAGACGATCTTGAAAAGGTTCTTGGACTCGTTCATTCTAACATCTATATTGACAATCCTGTTTACGACGGTGACGGTAATCTTACAGGTGCTAGAATCAGAATCTATTCAACTTCAGGCAGTGTTGGAACAAATAGTGATGTTATAGCAACATACCAAATTACTGCACCAGGAGATGGTCCTGGTAGATTTACTTCATGGAAACAAGTTGAAACGTAACAAATTTTCTTTTCATATCAATACTTTATCGAAAAAATCGAAATTATCTATACTATAAATAAATATTTATAGAAAATTTTATAAAAGGAGGATAGCTGAATGGATAAGATTTTAGAGCTTTTGGGAATCAATAAGTTGGATGAAAGCACTCAAACTGAATTGAAAGAAAAGCTACAAGACATTATCGAAGTAAAGGCTAAAGAGCTATCTGAAACCTCATTGGAAGAACAAAAGACAAAAATTCTTGAGGAATATGAAGCAAAGTTTGAAGAATATAAAGATGATATCACATCTAAATTCTCAAATTTTGTTGACAGTGTTCTTGAAGAAGAAATGACTATTCCTGAAGAGGTTATGGAATATGCTAAGAAAGGCCAATTGTATAATGACTTGATTGAGCAATTCAAAATTCGTTTAGGTGTCGACCAAGGCCTTCTGGACGAAGAAGTAAAATCACTTCTAAAAGAAGCAAAGGAAGAGATTGTAAAACTTCGTGGCGGCATGGATAAACAAATCGCTGAGAATTTAGAGGTACGCAAAGACGCACAAGAATTGGCAGCAACAGTTTATTTATATCAGAAATGTGAAGGTTTGACAGAAGCACAAAGACAGCATGTTTTCACTGTTCTTGAAGGTATTTTTGATAAAGCTGAAATAGACAGAAAGTTCGATATTCTGAAGGAATCTGACAGATTCGAACCTGTTGCAGTTTCAAGTACCGAAAATCCTGACGATGCTGCAGAAAAAATCAGAAACAAGAACAAAAAGACTTCTGATCCGAAAAATAATGAAGATCAAGTCGAAGAGCAAAACAATGGTAATGGAAAGGCTGAAGTAGAGGACGAAGACGACGAGGACGAAGACGAGGACGAAAAAAAGAAAAAGAAAATGGAAGAGCAAAACAGTCCGTTCTCAGAGTATAAAAACAGATATCTTAAAGTTTTACAAGAAAACAAAATTGGTTAATTAAAAAAGTGTAGAAACAAAATAATATAGGAGGAAAAAACATGGACTTACAAGACCTTATGAAAAAATGGGAAGAAGTTTTGAACGAAGGTTCTGAAATCAGAAATAAGAATGTTCGTAAGTCAACAGCAATTATGCTAGAGAACGAACATAATTTCTTGATGGAAGCTTCTACATATGGATATCCCAATGACAGTTTTGGAACAAACGCTGGTTACGCAACAAGTGGTATGTTTCACAAAATTGCAGTTCCTATGGTTAGAAGAACCTTCCCTGAATTGGTTGCCCACGATCTAGTTGGTGTTCAGCCAATGACAGGTCCCGTTGGATTGGCCTTCGCTCTAAGATTTAGAGCTGGTAATTCATACGGAAATTACGTCAATGCTGGCGATAATCCTGCAAATGATACAGAACTTGGTTACAATACAATTGAATCGGGATATTCTGGATCATATACAGTATCAGCCGCTGAAGCACTTGGTTCCGCAAGAGGAACAGGTGTTGGTAGTGACATTGGTTTGGGTATCGGAGACGGAACCCATATCAGAGAAGTCAACATGACAGTTGAAAAAGCACAAATTGAGGCGAAAACCAGAAAGTTGAGAAGTAGATGGTCATTAGAAGTTGCTCAAGACCTAAAAGCAATGCACGGCTTGAATCTTGAAGAAGAAATGATGGACATTTTAGCGTATGAAATTACTGCTGAAATCGACCGTGAATTGATCGAAAAGATTGATACCGTTGTAACAGCTGGTGGAGCAAACTACTCATGGACATGGTCATACGAAGCCGCTTCTGGTGATGGTGTTCCTGGTGGACGTTGGGAGATGGAAAGATATAGAGAATTATATCACTTCATTCTAAGACGTGCACAAGCCATCGCAATCAATACAAGACGTGGTTCTGGTAACTGGATCGTAGGTGATCCTTACTCAGTTGCTATCTTCGAATCAATGTCAGCTTTTGCAATCGCTCCAGTTCCTGGTAATGTAAATACCGCAATGGTAGGCATTAGCAGAATCGGTAGTCTTGACGGAAGATTGACAGTGTATCGTGATACATTCCAACAGATAAATCAATTCATCGTTGGTTACAAAGGACCTTCGGAATATGATACGGGTGTTATTTACTTGCCTTACATTCAATTGTTGGCATCCCGTGCAACATTCGAGAATTCTTTCCACCCAACAATTGGTTTGATGTCTCGTTACGGAATTCATGATCATTTGTTTGGATCAAAAAATTATTATCAGAAAGTTCGCTTAACGGATTTACCTCTATAAGAGACTGATAATATAAAAATAAAAAACCCCGTCTGTCTTAGTTGACAGGTGGGGTTTTTTTATGTTATTTTACGTTGTCTGCCTAGTTAGTCAATGAAGTACCATCCAACCATGACCAGTCCTCTTCAAATGCAGTATCAATATCAGTTAGAATACCCCAAACATCTCCTTCCTCTTTTTCCATAAACTGATAATTTTCATCTAAAAGTTTCATTTCAAGAACATAACATCCCCAAAGAAGACCGCAAACTAAATCATCATGACTATCTTTACCAACAAACTTACCATTTTCTTCAATAAATGATGCCAGCTCTTTTATAGTTTTTTCATCTATAAGTTTCAAGGAACCGTCCTCAATTAGTTTCTTCATTAGAAGGGCTGCTTTAGGTTTTGTACCTTTGATTTCTCCACCAGTCGATCTAATACCTAATGATTTTTCTTTTGAACCTGAATTTACAAGATTAGAATTTTCCAAATCCCACCACAATCTTGAAACAACCACTGAACCTTCGCCGTTGTTTTCACACATAATCCAACCATTATTGTAAAAAATACTAAGTCTATTGATTATATCTGCGAAATCATAAGCATCTGTCATATTATCTTGAAAAACAGCAACTTGTTCTAATTGAATTGGTTTCATTGATACAAGTTTTAGAATTTGAATTGTAGAAAAGTTTTCACCTGTACCTTTTGCGGGATCGACACCTAGAATATAAACAGCTCCTTCTTTTGGTTTTTCCCATACTCTCAATCTATTGTTTAGTTCAAAAAACTGAGGTGGTTCATCTTGTGATAAAAGAATTTCAAGGACGGTGGGTTCTATCAATGTGTTTACAGAACCTATAAAGTCAACGGCAAACTCTTGTGCAAATTGTCTCGGACCTAAATTCTTTCTTTGTTCCTCTGCCCAGTTTTCATCTCTACCAGGAACAACTTCCCAGGATACTTTTGTTGTTTTAAACGTATTCTTGCCTGTTGTTGCATCAACCCATAAACGATGAAATATATTGAACATACCGTTAGGTGTAGATATGATAACAATTTTCGATTTTTTTGATGCAGAAATGGTAGGATAGTTAGCTGACCAGAAGTCTTCTGCTTGATTACCAGGTACAAAAGCGAACTCGTCACAAATTAGAAGATTCATTGATTCGCCACGAAAGGCATCTTCTGAAGTGGCTGAAATTACTATTTTAGTACCATTATCAAATATAACATATGTTTTTGAATAGTCTGTAACACCAGGTTTCAACCAAACTGGTAGACCTTCATATGTCTTTTTGATTCTTGAAAGAATCATTTTTGCAGTTTTTTCTTTATTTGAAACAATACCTATAGATTTGTCTTTATGAAACATGGCATACCAAAGAACATATGCCGAAACTATTGTTGTCTTTCCAGACTGCCTACTGCACAAACCTATATTGAATCTATGTTTTTCGAACTTTCTTAGTAAATCCCACTGATAATCGAATGGTTCAAAATATATCTCACCTTCATCTGGATTCACAATCTTGACATATTTGATAAAATACTCACAACTTTCCGAACACCTTTTCAATTCATCTATTTCGTTTCCGGTATATTCGAATTCAGCGTTCGGTCTTTTTACAGCAGTATCATCATATTTAATTGGCATGCAAAAAAATACCTCCCATAACTCTCGGAGGTATTTATGAAAAAAGAATAAAAAAAATTAGAAAATCAGACCATTTAGACACATTCTCATATGATTTTTACTAATCGAATGTAATAATGTTGAACCAGGATGTGATTGTTCTTCAACATCCTCGATCTTTTCATGTCCAATAGCCTCGGCCGTCGCTGTAATTTTCATTCTTTGTTTATTTACAATCGTTTCAAGGATACAATCTCTTCCCCAAAGATCATAAATATGTCCCATAGTTTTTATTGCATACTCATAAGCTAAATCTGCACCTGCCCATCTATGAATAAGGTGAAGTTTACCAGCACCCTCATAGTTTATATCTTCTATTTCGACTTGAGGAATATGGCTGTGAGCAAAACTTGAAACAATCAAATCTCTAACCTCTTTTGCTTCGTGTTTAGTTCTTACAATTTCATAATGGCTAGGTGTTTCTCTTTGGACAAAGATGTACATATTTAATTCGTCAACAAGTTCTGGTGTCAGAAAATCTTGCATAAAAAACCAATCTTGATAAGATGATAAAGTCTGAAACATCTTTTCTCTACCTTTACCGTCTTTTGTATCCCATTCTTCTTTCTGTTTCAGATTTGTACAATCATCATATTCTCTTCCATGTCTTCCTTTATCCCACCTTTCAACAATATTTTCCCAAACTTTACATCCTATCAAATATGGATTCATAGAAAGAGCATGTTTTGCCTTCACAAGAGAATTTGAATAGTTATACTCTGCATGTTCAGTATTGTTGATAAGACCTTCTTTGTAAAGTCTTGAAACTAAAATTTGATGCCAATATGTTGCAAAGCCCTCATTCATATATTTCGTTTTGATCTGCGGCCAAAAATACTGACCTTCAAGTCTAAGTATTTCAAGAATATCTCTCTGCCAATCTTCAAGAATGGTAGAGTGATCAATTATATAACGTAAAAGATCACCACAAGGCTCAATAGGTGTCTTCTGTTTTATTCCTCTCCATAATTTCTGATTATATCTATTGATATCCATTTTCAATTCTTCTTCTGATTTTTCATGAAAATCTTTGAATTGAGAATCACTAATATTATGTTCTTTCTGTTTTCTCATTTCAAAGACACGCTGTTTCTTGATTTCTTCTTTTTCAGTATCAAAAGGAGAAGAATGAAATTGAAGGGCATGCCCAGCATCAATAATTCTTTCAACTTCGTCAAGGCCATAATTCTTTTCATACTCACTGAACCTTTTTGCTGCTGTGTCAAGAACCTGAATAATATCTTTCTTTGTTTTCATGAAATACTTATTCATTGTAAAGAAAGAAACGTGACCAATTACATGAGCCATAACAAGACATTGAACACCAAGAGTATTTGAATTCATCAAATATGCTCTTGACGGGTCTGAGTTTATAACGACTTCATATGGCAATCCGTCATAAATCTGCTCATTTATCGTTCTAATTCTTTCATAGTCACGTCCAAACTTCCAGTTTGAGATGTTTCCAGGGATTCTATATGCCATAATTTCAAACATCTTTTGATCTGGAATAATATCCCATTCTATAGGGCAGAATTTCAGACCATATTCCTCTGCAATTTTGTTTAGAGCATCTTCAATTTTGATCAATCTTTTTAGATTATTAGGTGTTGTCATTTTTTTATCCTTTCTTGTTTTTCTCGAATAGCATATGTTTCAATGCTGGAAAAACATGCTCTCTTGATTTTATTACAGATAAAAGAAATCGTTTTTCTTCATTTTTGAAGAATTCTGTACCAGCATCTGCCGTTCTATCAAATGACCATTTACTTTTGATTTTATCCATTAGACTTCCTGATTGAATACCCCAAGCAGAATCCATTTGAATCTCAACATATGATAACATATTGACATTCTTTTGTAACATTTCATTTATTCTACCAACCGTTATTTCTGGATCCCAATCTTCACCATCTGAAATATAAACACAATAGACATTCCATTCTGCCACTGGATACTCAGTATCAATTATGTAATTGGCTTTTTCGAAAGCTGTACTACATTTTGTTCCGCCTGATTCGCCAGTATGAAAAAACGTATCTTCATCCACAACTTGGGCTTCTGTTGTGTGGGTTATAAATTTCAGTTCAACATTATCATATACTTTCTTCAAGAATTCGACAAGCCAAAATAACATTGAACGAGCAAGGTATTTTTTATCAATTGTCATTGAACCAGAAACATCCATCATAGAAATTACAACGGCTTGTGACTGAATTTCCATATCAGGTTCAATCTGTTTATATCGTAAATCATCATCCTCAATATTGATTGTTGGATCAATTGATTGATCGACTTCACCATTTTGAACCAATTCAATAGCATCATTCAAATCTGCTTTAGACTGGATCAATGCTTTTCTTGCCGTATCTTCGTCACAACCAGTTTCCTCTATGATTTCTATTTCATAAACAACCATTCTTTTTACAGCTTCAAGTAATGTTCTTTTCTTATGAAGTCTGGGTAAAATTCCTTTCTTGGTAATTGTTTCGAATTTCCAACCTTTAGGAACTAATTGGTGGGCTCTTGTCTTTTCTTCAATCCATGGCAAACCTAAATCGTCAAACATTATCTTGATTAGATAATCAATATCAACTTCCGCTTCAATATAATCATGACCCTTTTTATCTCCTGGTTTGTTTGGGTCTTTGCCTTCTTTTTCTTCTCTGCCTATTACATCTCCAGGCTGACCTTCACCTTGACCTACGCCACCGGCAGCACCGTCATTCTGACCGTGAACAAATCTATAATCTTTTAGACCTCTAACAGGAACTTTTACTTTACGGCCTCTTTTCTTAGTGATAATAGATTCATCTGCTATAACATCACGCACATTTTTTCTAATTGCATCGTCAATCTTTTCATGATGTCTTTCTGCATCTTTTCTACCCTTTTCACTAAGGTCCCAATCATCATGGTGTACGATCATTTTACTTCTCCTTTCTAAAAAATAATGCCCTGCCCTACAATGAGGACAGGGCATCTATGAAGGTAAAACGTAATACGGTTTACGTTTTTCGTAAGATTTCTCCTACGAAGGCTAATTGAACATTAGCACATGAAGTACAATAACCTTTCTCCAAAAGGGTTTTGAAGGCTCGGTCACGATTTCGTTTAGCCTTTGGATTAGTATTGGTACTAGAAGCGATGGACAAATTCACTACGTTTTTCAGATCACCCATTAGTTTCTTTTCAATCGCCTCTCGTAATGGGGCATAAGAATCAAACTTGAATGTTTCGCCTCGTTCAAGAGCGGCTGCCTTGTGAACAAAGATACCATTTCTAAATTCATCTTTTGAATTCTCAGGCACGCCTATAAGCTCTTCAAGAGAGCGCATCAATTCTTCATTCGGATCACTGTATTCACCAGTGATATCATCTTTGATTTTCTCTTTTTTACAAAATGAGCTTACATTCTCCATGTATCTGCTGAATAGTTCATTTGCTTGATCTTCATAGGCATACAAGAAAGCCATATTTACGTCTTTCTTGGCGACTTCTTTATATTCAGAAGCTACAGAATGTTTTTCACCAGTCAAAAGACCCGTATAGGTTTTGATATCTTCCTCTTTCAAACCTACATGGTGTTCAAAGTTATTTCTGATTGCACGAATCAAGTCAATAGGATTGATACAACCAGTATATTTCTTATCGTCTTTATCTTCACACTCACCTTTTTCTTCTTTGATACCCAAAGAAATATTCATGGCATTGATGATAAAACGAGGACTGATTCCTGTCATTCCTTCGCCTTGCGCTCGGCCGCGCTCACGCATGGCCTTTACATCAATCTCATTTTTCTTGAATTCGTCAGTTACTTCACCATTGTAAAGTTTCATTTTCTGGATGAGATTTGAAACTTTTGTATCAGGAACAAGCCTTGACAATACTGCAAATTCGGCTGCAACTTTCAATGCCCATGGTGCTATGTGAACATTTCGAAAATCAGATTCACGAATCATTTTCTCATAAATCTTTATTTCATCATCCACTTTTAGGTTCCACGGTACAGTAACCTTGTACATACGGTCATGGAGAGCTTCATTCTTTTTCTCTGCTTTGAAAGTATCATACTCAGTTTGGTTAGTATGGCTCAAAATCAATTCATCAACATACATCTGAGGAAAACCAGGTGACTTGATCAATTGCTCTTGAGCAGCAGATATCAAAACATAATGGAATTTGATATCAGCCTTCAATATTTCTATATATTCGATCATACCACGATTAGCAACTTGAAGTTCACCGTCAAACTGATATGCTCTCGGATCAGTTTCACCATACCGAGCCAATTTACTCATATTGACACGTCCAATCAATTCAGTAACATCTTGTGATTTTGGATCACTAGGTTGAAACGTACCGATACCAAGACGGCTTTGTTCTGATAGCTTGATCTGTTCAACAGGAATCTCATCCCAAGAGACAATTCCCTTAGAATCTGTAAAATTTTCAGCTATCATTTGACGACAAACTGGGCATAGAAAACCTTCGATTTTGACACCAAGTTTTTCTTCCCAGAACGATCTATTTTCTTCTGGAATGAGATGTAACGGTTCCTCATGAACTGGACAACCTTTTATTGCAAAGATTGGTGTATCATCTCTTTCAAGTCCACGTTTGACAAGAGCGGCAATTGTTGATTTACCAGAAGAAACGGGGCCCATCATGAGAAGAATTCTCTTTCCTGTTTCCGTACGTCTGGCTGACGCTTTTAGATATCTCATCAAATCATGAATTGCATGAAGTGTTCCGAAAATTTTACCATCAAAGAATTTGTATGAGACAAGGTCTTCATATCCTTGAAGCTTTTCGGAAGGGTCAACTTCTGCCGTACCATATTTCATGATCATATTATATATACGGCCTGGAGCAAAAGTTGAAATTGAAGGGTTTTCTTGAACTTTCTGAAGATAATCAAGGACCGTTCCTTCCCAGGATTCAAATCCCTGACATTCAGAACGCTGCTGAAGGATAATTTCTCGGAAATCTTGTTCAATCATTTTCATTTGGGCTCCTTTCATTAGGTTACAGTCATTATACATGATTCATAACCAAATGTAAACGCTCTATTCTGAATTTTCTGAAGTTTTTTCTTTCAGTAGTTTCAAAACATCTTCTCTGGAAGCCACTATTAGATTTTGATTAGTTGGTCTATCTATTTTTAGTGTCTTTATTTCTATTTCACGTTTTTTCAATAAAACCAAAGATTTTCTAATATCCAGATATTTATTATAATTTGTATCATCTATTAGAACTTTTGATGCTGTTGTTACCGAATTTATAATCTGTCCTGCCACTTCCACAAGTCTGGCAGAGAAATTTCCGTTAGTTATTTCCTCCTGAATTCTGTCTAAAAATTCATTTGCCTTTTCGATGTTCTTTTTTAGAACTCCCACATTTGAAGTGTCTTTTTCCCATTCCAGTTCAAATTCGTCAACTTCATTTATAATTTCTGGTTCTGTAGTTGACATATTAAATTCTTCTTCTAATCCGCCTCTATCTAAATCGGGCACAAACACACCTCCAAAAACAAAGTCTATATAATAGTATTTATAATACCGGAACAAAAATGTAAACACAAAATAAATATAAATACATAAGAAGAAAAATTTCTAATTAGGAGAGTTACACAATGAATAAATATGATGCAGTACGAAGACTTTATGAAAGCAGTATTCTTAGAGAACAAGACGAAGAATATAAAGCATTTTTCCAGAAGACTTTGGAAAAATATGGTGTCAAATCACCTACAGAATTATCAGACGAAAAGAAAAAAGAATTTTATGATGAGATTGATAAAGGATGGAAAGCCAAGAAGGAGACAGACTAATGTTGTATCCATCACTTCCTAGAGGTAGATAAAAAATGACAAAAAAGGCATTGGCCGAAAAAATAAAGAGAAGACTTGGCTTCCCAATGGTCAAAGTTGAATTAGATAATAGTCAAATTTATGACGCTATTGATTATACAAGACAGAAATTCATCAAATGGGCAGTCGGTCAAGCAACACAAGAAACATATTTTACTCTAATGTTATCTGCTGGAGCAAATATATATGATTTACCGTTAGGTGTGGTCGATGTAATTGGATATGGTTATTCTGGAATTTCCTCTGGTATAAATACTTTATTCACTATAGAAAACTATCTCTATAATCAAGGCTTATATGAATCTTTATGGAATACTCATAATCAGGGTTATTCGATTGTTTCATATCACATAGCAAGAGATTTTTTAGAAACTGTAAGAAAATATACACCAGATAAGTACAATTATAAATATCACCCTTACACGAATCAATTAGAAATTCATCCTGCACCGCCAAGTGGAAATTCTCTTGTTTTACAAGAGGGAACTTTTGATTCACCTGGTTTCATTCTTCTTAGAACATATATGATAGAAGGTAGTTCAATAGAAGGATGGGAGGCTGGCGATACAGACGAAAGTTTTTATGGTTTAGATTGGATATATGATTATGCAACAGCAGAATGTAAAATTCTTCTTGGAATGATCAGACGAAAGTTTCAAAATTTCGCTTCTTTAGGTAATACTGGTGTTGCACTCGATGGTGATACATTAGTTACAGAAGGTAAAGAAGAAAAAGACAGACTTGAAGAAACCTTGAGGCTTGAAGAAAACTGGACAGGTTATGAAATAATGATAGGATGGTAAGAAAAAGATGTCAACAAAAATTCAGTCGATTTATGAGAAAATGTTACAAAATCCGAAAAACAGAATAAAGACGCAAATAAAACAACCTACTCCTTATGAAGATTTAGGGATAAAAGATCCAAACCTTACTTTAGAAAGCAAAGATGTAAATGTCCTCACACCTGAAGAGGAGGATATGATCAATGCAATCGACAAACGAATGGAGATGAGAAAGAAAGGTCTTGATCCTGGGAGTATAAATACATCTTCAGTTGATGAAAGTCGAATTCAAAAACTTGAAGATCAGATAAAAGAAATTCAAGAAACTTTAATTCATTTAATGAATACACATATGAAATTATTGGAAAAGAATGGCTAATATTTCAAAAGTAATAAAACCTAAATTCGTCTTACATGATCTTTACAACAATATTGAACATGATTTATTTGAAAATATAGTCGTGGAATATTGTGATATTGCTGGTATAGTTTTCGATTACTATATCCGAAATGAAGATAGAATTGAAAGCGATACTTTATATGGTGAGCCTAAATATCAGAACATACTATATAATGCACCTAGACGTTCAAAGTTCTTATATGAACCTACAGACGAACCGGCTTTATACGATCCATTTGGTGTGCATTCTGAAGAAATGATACAATATGCTTATATGCCAAAATTCACATTTTCCCGAGACATTTCTGCAGGATATCATCCAAAGCCAGGTGATGGCATTATTACAATTTGGAATGATAGAGCATATGAAGTTGTGGACGCATATGAAGAAATTCAGATATTCCAAGTTCAGAAATCTATGTGGCAATTTATACTGAAACCTTACAGATTTTCAGAACAATCAGCAAGTGCTAGAGCAATTTCAAGATTCAATTATGCTCCTTCAGAAGACCTTGCTGATACACTTACCACACCACTTACAGCATACGGAGATAATAAAGAGATCGAAGAAGAAAGCGATTCGATTGATGCTTATGGTGACGTGGATACTTCAATTTACGGGTTCTAAGGATATGAAACTAAAAAATTTTTTGACTGAAGAAAAAGAAAACAAAGTACAAGATGAGATTATAAAGTTCTTTATGAGTAATCCAAAACCTGAAGACAAACAAGTTCATGCTCTTGCAAATAAATTAGGTATTGATGAGCATGAATTTGAGGATCACATTTATTCTTTACTTGGATCCATTTTAGGTGCAGGTAAATCTAAAGAGAAAAAATTCGAAGAAGCTATGGCAGATAAAAAACAACTAAAAATGGGTATAGAAGTCGAAATGGAACATACGTCAAATCCTATTTTAGCTAAACGTATTGCTCTTGATCATTTAGCAGAGATTCCTGATTACTATACACGATTAGACAAAATGGAAAGTGAAGCTGGAGTAAAACATCACTAATGAGATTCAAAAATTTCATAAATGAAGAAGCTATATCGGATAAAGTACGAAAAGAACAAGAGAAGACTTATGCTAGAGACATAAAGAAGGCGAAAGTATCTTTATCTAAAATACATAAAGTAGACCCAAAGTTCTTAGAATTTGCCTACTTTCAGGAATATAAAGTAGGAAATAAGAAATTCGGAGATTATTTATTCTTCAACATAGAAGATCAATCACATCCGAATTATGGTTCTTCTGTTGGATATCAATTATGAAAACCTATTACTATTATAAGGCTTTACGTCGAACTATAACGCAATTTTTAGATTTGTTCAATGATATAAAGATTGCAAGATATGATGTGAACGGCTCATTCTTGAAGAATGTGGTTGTGCCTTTGAAATATGCACCGAAAGAGAAAATCTGGATTTGGCTGAATGAGAGACATGATGACGAAATGTTACCTCAAATGGCTGTCACTCTGACAGGTGTTGAATATTCACTTGAAAGACAGACAAACAAACATTTTAGAATTACAGATTGTACTTCTGCAGATGAAAGTTCTATATCAAGATATCTGAACCCTATTCCTTATGATCTAAATTTTCAATTGGGAATATGGTCATTATATATGTATGATGTCGACCAGATTCTTGAACAAATTTTACCATATTTTCAGCCTTATATTTATATGAGAGTTGGAATTCCAGAACTTTCTTCAACATTTGAGACAAAAGTTTTATTCAATTCTGCATCACCAGACATTGAAACCGAATATGCAGATGAAGGAAGAAGAATTCTAAAATATACTCTTGATTTTACAGTTCAGACATTCTTATTCAAACCTATAGAAGTTACTGGACTTATTAGAACAATTCTCGCCAATTTCTATATGAATGAATCAACATGGAATACGGCATTTGCTGATACAGATTCGACATTTACAAGTGCTGCTTCTGGAGAATCAATGAGATTGATTGGACCGTCTGCCGACGATCCTAGCATTTATACATATGAAATCTTCCAACTTGGCGAACGAGTTGACGGAGTTCTAAAATTTGGAGATTAAAAAATGCCCTATTATGCAATAAGAATACCAGAAATCAAGACAACTTTTTCACCTACTGAACATTGTGCTTCGGCCAGTCTAACTTATATGTTTCTAAGTTCATGTATCAGTGATTGTGATTATGATAACAATAAAAAAAATTTTATGATAACACATAAAAGCAATTTTATCCATATAAAATATCTCAGGGGAAGTTTTTCTGAAGATTTTATTTGGGGCGCTATCAGAAATCCATATGATTTAGTATGTGCGTATGCTTTTGGTAACAAACCCCCGAATCAGATATCACTCAACTGGTGTAAAAAAGTTTTGGGCAAAAAGGATCCGTCAAAAAGAGGTTGGATTCCTCCCATGCATAAAGTTTATAATGCTGAATTAGATTATATAGTTAGATTCGAAAATCTAACGGCCGATTTTGAAAATCTTAGAAAAATGAGGGGTTGGAGTCAACCTAGACGTTTCCATATACATAGAAATAATCATAGAAAAGGAACAGATTGGAGATTATATTATAGTGATCCAGAAAGTGTAAAACTTGTAAATCAACATTTTGAAAAAGATTTCGAAATATTTGGATATAAAAAATATACTTTTGATGAAATTGTAGAATGGAGAAAAGAAAACAAAAATGGCTAAAGGCAAAATGAAACATAAAATTGCCCGATGGAAGAAACGTCTTGCGATGATACGAGGCGCATGGCATATAGAAAATTTGAAAAGAAGTGGCAAATGGAAAGCCATGAGGATAAAAGGAGGATGGTAAATGGGAAATTTTAACCCTAATGAAGACAAAATACAAGAGGCTTATGAAAAGGCGATTGCTGAAAAATTGATACCATATGATGGTAAACATATTCCTCATTCGTCTTCAATAAGTCATATAAAAGGCATTTACGGTAATACATACAGTATTGTTCAAAGTCCGAGCACTCAAAGCTGGTATGTTACCGGTAAAGTTGGAAACGAATGGGTTCCTGTAACACCTGGTTTTCCTGACAAAGAAAGTGCAGTCAAGTTCAAAAATTGGCTTGATGCGGCTGGAAAAGATCAGCAACAAATGGTTGGTACTATTGATGGTGGTGAAAGACTGAGAGAGGAAAAGGGATTCTTTATAAAGGCAATCAAACTGAATAATAAAAAAGTATCTATGTATAGACAAGAGAAAAAATTGACTAGCAAAGTCGATCTTTACATAGATGATAAAAAAGTTGGTGAATATCCTGGCGAAAAAGCAGCTATGAAAGCCGCAGAAGAGAAAGTAAATGAAGATTCTAGTATCTATGGTGTTGCAAATGCAAAACCAGAAGAAAAAGTAGAAGAAAGTACAGGTAGTTATTTACATGGTCTTTTTGAACGGCTTTTAGAAGAATTGGATAAAATAACATTAGGGAAAGGAATGGTTCCACCTAAAACAATTATTTTATTGAAAAAAGAAACAGAAAAACTTTATAAGTTATGGCAAAAAGAATTGAAAGGCAGTGGTCTTATAGGCTGGTAATATGGCACTTTGTAATACAGTAAACAAAAATTTAGCTAACCCAACAAACTTTGACTTAGTGTTTCCTATGATACCGGGTCAGACAAATATTGGTGCAGGTCAAGAATTGATTTTGAATTTACATGGATGTATGCTTCCAGCTATTTCTATGAACCCGTTCGAAGCTAATTGGCAAGGAACTAAAGTTAGATATGGAACAAGCCCACCTGAATTTGAGGTTTTCACTGCACAATTTGTTGTCGATTCTCAGTTCAAGAACTGGAGAGTATTACAAGAATGGATAACGTATATTGCAGATAATAAAGAAAAAATGATGGAATTCCACAGAAATTATGCTGTTGATGCAACTCTTAGAGTGCTTGATAATTTCAATTCTGCTGTTATAGGAATAACTTTTGTTAGTATGTGGCCCACAAATTTACAAGAAGTAAATTTTTCTATGAAAGAGGGCGAAGTCTTACTTGAAGGTGGAGCAACATTTTATTATGATTACTTTGAGGTCAAAGAAAATATATAAATAATATAAATATAAAAGAAAGAAAATCAAAAGGCTTAGAGTACGCTCTATAATACTTTTTTCGTTCGAGAATTTTTAGGAGGAGAAACATGGCACTATATTTGTCACCATTGGTTGATATAAATGAGATAGATTTGACAACCACTATTCCCGCTGTTGCCACTTCCGTTGCAGCTATGGTAATCAGAAACCCATATAAGGGACCTGAATTGAAAAGACAGTTGATTACCAATATAGAGGAACTAATTGATACTTTTGGAGAACCAACCTCTGGTTCTTATAAAGATATTCTTGCCGCTACAGGCTATTTGAGATACGGTAATAAACTATATTGTACAGCCGTATTTCCTCCAAGTGCAACATTCGCAGGTACACATGGACAGTTCGCATCCGCCGGTGATTTTGATGGTTATACACCAGCCGCAAGTGGAGCTTATATACTGAGTGACTTCGATTCTGAAGATCCAGACAAATTTGGAGATGAAACAGTCGTTTTCGGAGCAGATAGAGAAGACTATACCTCAGATATTTCATTTATAGCAGCTACAAGAGGTAAATGGGGAAATTTTATCAAACTTGCCTTTTGTGGAAAAAATATTTATGACGATGTTAGAAAAGGAACAAAAACATACACCGATATAGGAATGTCACTTGAACTTTATAATGACATTACAGGAGTTGATGTTAGTTTTGATTCTAGTACAAATACAGAATTCTTGGTACTTGTAAAAGTAGCTGACCAAGATCAAACAACAAAAACATCTCCAGTCTATACTTTGAAAGAAGCATGGATGGTTTCTACAGATGATAGAAAACTTGACGATGAGGGTGTGAATCTTTATTGTGAAACTTTTCTTTCAAGTAATTCTAAGTATGTAAGATGTGCTATCAAAAACACATCAAAATATACAGACATGAGCGAATATTTTACCTCTGATTATGAAACATTTGCCGGTGGTTTAAATAGACCTTCGTCACAAGTTACAGATGCAGATATTATCACATCCTACGAGCTATACGATGACCCTGAAACAATAGATGTCAATATCATTATTGATTCAGATAAATCAACAACCGTAAAATCAGAACTTATCGACATAGCAGAAGAAAGAAAAGATGCTATGGCTATTCTTGATGTTCCTGAATCAATGGTTGTAAATAATCGTGGAAATGAAGCTACTGATATGAGAGATTTTAGACTTGGACAACATGGTACATATAATCTAAATGAAAATTCAAGTTATTGTGCCCTATACGGTAACTGGCTTGAAATTTACGATAAATGGAGTGCAAGATATAGATGGATACCAGCATCTGGCCACGTCGCAGGTATTTATGCAAATACAGACGATGTTTCGGATCCATGGTTTGCTCCTGCCGGTCTGAATAGAGCACTTATTTCTAATATCAGAAAATTGGCGTTCAATCCAAACCAAGCAAATCGTGACATTATGTATAAAAATGGTATCAACCCTCTAGTATCTTTTGCAGGTCAAGGAAAAGTTATTTGGGGTCAAAAAACAATGCTGGATAAAAATTCTGCATTTAACAGAATAAATGTCAGAAGATTGTTTATTATTCTTGAAAAAGCAATTTCAACAGCTTGTAAGTATTTCTTGTTTGAGCCTAATGATTCTTTTACAAGATTACAGTTGATCAATACAATAGAACCGTTTTTGAGAGATGTACGTTCAAGACGAGGTATCTATGACTTTTTGGTAGTTTGTGATTCTACAAACAATACGCCTGCTCGAATAGACCGAAATGAACTATGGTGTGATATCTATATCAAACCTACAAGATCAGCAGAATTCATAGTTCTGAATTTCATAGCTACAAAGACGGGAGCAAGTTTCACAGAATTAGTGGCGGCTGGAGCAACACCTACAGCCGGTATATAAAATTTAAAATTTTAGGAGTAAAAACATGCCAGTTAGATTTACAATCGACGGGTTCAAATCAAATTTTCGTGATGGTCACCGTTCCAATTTATGGTATTTCTTACCAAATTTTCCTGTTGACGTTGTAAGAGGCGACATGAACAATGATAGATCAGTTTATCTTGTAAGAACGGGAAACATGCCTGGTGTATCACTAGAAGAAATCACACTAAATTGGCAAGGTTTTGATTTTTTTATTGCAGGTAAACATACTTTTGAAGCTTTGACAATAACATTCAATACAGATCATGATGCTTATATTCGACAAAACCTTGAATACTGGATTCAAAAGATTCATAATCCAGTTACAAATGAATATGCTCTTCTGAATGAGTATATGTTAGATCAAAGATTACAATTATTAGGTTATGATGGTGAACCTGTATTAGAATTCAGATTACATGATGCTTGGCCTCAATCAGTTGCAGCAGCATCTTTGGATTATGCCGCGAATGATATTACTCAATTTGATGTAACCTGGAGATTTTCTTACTATACAATAACTGATAAACCAACAGGTCAATAAAATGAATTTAGAAAAGTATCTTACTGAACAAAAATATCATAGTTGGCAAAGTGGTGTTGTCTGGAAAATTACAGATGTTGGAGATTATCTTGAAGAAATGGCTTCTGAAGCAAAGAAAGCAAAATTTACTTCAGAACTAAAAGATGCCTTATCTTCATTCAAGACATTTCAAAAGGCTTACATGACTTTAGCTAAAAAGCTAGATTCTGTATAATACGAGGTAAAAAATGGGAATTGTAGAAAAACTAGACAGATTTTTATTTGAAGCTGAAAAAGATAAGAAATGGGTTTATGGAACAAAAGATAATAAATGGCATCTAGTTGGACCCGAAGATAGAGATTATAAACAAGGAATATCTCAGGATGAATTCAAAAAAATTGGAAAAGAAAAAGCCAAAAAGAAATATCTCTCTCCAGGATTCGTAAAAGAAGGTTTTGTTGTAGCAAAGAAAAGAGAGAAACAAAAACGAATTCCAGACGATCCAAAAACCATAAAGAAATATGAAGACGATGGATGGACAGTTCTGAAAGAAGCAAATATGGATGTTTTCAAAAAACACCAAGAGAAAATAGCAAAAGATACACTGAAAATGACAGCACCTATGGTTGCTGTTATGGGTGGAATGACAAAGAAAGAGGCTATAGATTTCCTAAAATCAATTGGATATACAGACACGCAAATCAAGAAACTAAGTAAATAGTGAGGTTTTATGGTACAGAAAAATCGTGGACCAATAAAAATGGTCGAAAAGAAAAAGGTAACAAAAGAAGTAAAAGAACAACCTGTCAGAAAACAAGCAGATTTCAGAGATTACCTGAATGTGTTCGAATTCTCAACAAAACTTCCAGGAAGCGGTGAGATAATAAGATTCAAACCACTAACTATGGGTTCTTTGAAAAAACTATTGACTTTCACAGATGAAGGTAATTCATACCAAACATCGACACAAATATTTGATGAAATTTTTAGTGAAACTGTTTTGAATGAAGATTTTGATCCTTCTGAACTTTATCTCCAAGACAGATTTTTTCTGTTGATCGAAATAAGAAAGAAAACAAAAGGCGAGACGAATCAATATAAAGTCAATTGTCCTGAATGTAATTCTCAAAGTCTAAGACAGCTTGACTTTGATCAAATTGAAATTCAAACAAGAAAACCAGATATTGATTATGTTGTAAAATTGACAGATGATTTGTCAGTCAGAATGAGATTTCCACAAAGAAAACATGAATTAGAAATATTTGATTTGTGGGAAGATTATAAGAAAGAATTAGAACCAAAAGTACATGATACAGAGATGTCAATATTTTTGGAAGCACAATCAATAGATCAAATTATTACACCCGAAGGACCACAAAAAGATATAACAATTTGGGATAAAAAATATTTGATCGAAAATATACCACAACCATTATATATGAGAATGGATAAATGGTTACATGAAAACAGATTTGGTCCGAATATGGAAATAGAAATAAAATGTTCTCATTGTGACTATTCAATAAAACAAAATATGATGGCGCTTGATTTTTTTCAGTAGATAATCTGTTTGGTTTCGAATTACAAGATGTTGTACGAGCGCAGTTTTTAATTTCAAGATATGGTATAGGAGTTGACGTATCAAATAAAATGGCCATTTTTGAAACTGAAATTTTTTCATCAATGGCTACAGAAATGGAAAAAGCCAATTTAGAACTAATACAAGCAGGAATACCTCGCTTAGCTTAGGCTAATGGATCATAAAGGTCTGAAGGGTAATAAACTTTCAGACCTTTTTTATTTAAAACTATGGCAACAGAAGCAGAAAAACAATCAAAATATTTAGATAATCTAAACAAGGGCATAAAGGAACTTGTAGATCAGATAAAACTAGGTTTTACAAAAACTGCCGACAAAGTTGGTGAAACATTCAATCAAGTTATTCAAGATGAAATGAAAGAAGTTTATGACCTTGCAAAAGATGGTTTCTCTTATATAAAAGATACTGGTAAAAAATCTATCGAATTCACTACAAGACTTTTTGGTATTGATTTGAAAAGTTGGATAGAAGCAAGAAAACAAAGAAGAGCAACAGAAAAATTGGCTAATATAGCAGCAAGAGATGAAAAAAGGAAATTGATGAAATTCAAAGGCGGAGGAGTAAAAGGATTTCTTGCTGCACTTTTTGATATATTA